TCGATCCACCCTCTTGACCTTAGACTTTCAAATCTATTCATGTCCCAATTCAGTATGGTATCATACTCTGCAAACTTTGCTCTATCGAAATATTTTTCAGAGTATAAGAAAAACATCATGTCAAGGTCTGACTGAGTTAGTTCATATTTAACTTTTGCGAATTGGCGAATGACTCTCCAATATTTCATATAATCGTCTTGATTTGATTTCATTTGATTTTTTTTTATATATTTGCTACAAAGTTATTAATAAAAAATAATAATCATGCCACAAGAAACACCAAAAAAACAAAATAGAGACTATCCGTTGGCGAATACCCCTGAGCCACTGCCATTGTATTTACAAACACAGGTTGGAATACAAGCAGGAAGAACTGCACTTGAAACTCTAAGAGAAAGAGATTCTAAAAGCAAAGCTGAAAAGCTTGCAAAAGAAGCTAGAGAAAGGCTATATAAAACACGATCACCAAAAGATATGGATTAGTAAAAAAATAAATAATGAAACCAAGTATAAAAAGACCCGACACTCCATTAGCTCCTACACCGGAGCCAATGCCTGTTAGCTCAGGATTGCAACCTAGTAATCAAATGGAATCGATGCCTACGAATAAATTTCAGGCTACTGCTGATGCGGCTATAAGACAAGTAGCTGAGATGGGTGCTGCTAAGACAGCTCAACCTCAACAACCTCAACAAGATCAACAAACTCAACAACAACCTCAAAAACAATAGTTATGCCACAAGAGAAACCAAAAAGACCGGACACGCCATTGGCTCCTACACCTGATTACAGTAACATGATAACAACCAAAAAAAGTTGGTTCAAGGATAGACCATATACACCTACAGCAAAAGATAGTTCATACTACAAACAAGGCTTTGATATGGCTTTAAAAGGAAAGTCTGTTATACCTGCTTATGATATGAAAACAAGACAAGGTATGGCAGGATATTATGAAGCTACTAACAAAGGTTTAAACCCTAATAAAAAGAAAAAATAATGGCTATTAATCAAGTAAGACCCGACACTCCATTAGCAAATACTCCTGAACCAAGATTTGTACAGGATACAATCAAGCCAAAAACTTGGCAAAAAATGTCTTTGGAAGAAAAATCAGCTAAGAAAAAAGAACTTATTAAACAAGGTGGTATTGAGCGTTTCATTCAGTATAAAGATTCTGTAAGTTCAGCAGCTGAGGAAAGAAGAAATGCTGCTTTTTCTAAAGGTGCTGCTCTTAGAGGAATGACAACAGCTGAGTACTCAAGATATTTAGAAAAAAGTAATAAAAGACCTGATGCGCCACTTGAAGGTTTAGAAACATCAAAAGCTTGTAAAAGAGGTTCGTCTAAAGGAAGTTGCTCAACAGGACAAAGAAATAGAGGAGAATCATTAAGAGATAATAGATAATGAAAAAAGAAAATAGAGACGCGCCATTAGCACCAACATCGGTACCGGTGACAGAGGCAAATTTATTGGATGAACTTCAGAAAGCATCAGCTGCTAGATTGAAGGCTAAGAGAGAGCAAAGAGCCTCAGAAAAAACAAAGGAAGAAAAACCAACTCAAACAGGAGCAGGTAAACTTCAAGGATTGGTATCTTTAAAAAACACATTAGGCAAGCAATATTACAGACCAACAACTGAAACGCTTGCAAAAAGAGTAAAAAAATAACAACTAAATATTAAACACAATGGCAAAAGCAACACCAAAATTACCGGCATCATCAAAATTGAAAGCACCTGCAGCAAAAACTGCTACAAAAGCAGCTATGAAAGGAATGGTTAAACCTATAACAAAGAAGAAATAATGGCAAAAAACACTCCAAACTTGCCGGGTTCATCTCGTATGCAAGCACCAAGTACAACAGGTGGTAACAAAAGATTATCCATCAACCAAAATAGCAAAGGCGCTACTAGCAAAGTAATGTCAGGTGCTAAATCAGGAGGAATAAAAATGAAAAAAAACTGTTAATTAAAATGGCAAAGAAAAAAGAAGAAACTGTAGAAGAAAATACAGTTGTAGAGACTACAGTTGTAGTAGATGAGACTCCTGTTGTAGAGACAGTTGAAGATCCGGGGCATAATACAAGAGCATTTAGACAATAAGCCATGGCTGATAAGTCTAAAATGCAATGCAACCGCCCGACTGCTTCGGACAGACCGGGAAAGAAAAAGATGGTAAAAGCTTGTAGTGGAGGAGAAGAAAAACTCCTTCACTTCGGAGCTAAAGGCTATGGCAACAACTATAGTCCTGTTGCTCGTAAAAGTTTCAAAGCAAGACATAGTTGTGATACAGCTAATGATAAGTTAACCCCAAGATATTGGGCGTGTAAAAATTTATGGGCGGGACCGGGAGGTTCAACCACAAGTAATCCAAGTAACCGTAAAGGAAAATACTAATGAAAAAAGTAATTGAAAAAGCAAAACAGTACGAGTCTAAGAAATCCTTAGATGGTAAAATGAAAATGTTAAAAGGTAACGTAGGTAAAACTACAAAAAAAGGATTTCCTGATGCTAGTGGCGATGGTAAAGTTACCAAAAAAGACATTCTTATTGCAAAAGGAGTGATCCCTGCTAAAAAGAAAAAGTAAGATGCCAAAAGATGCATGTTATAAAAAAGTAAAAGCGCAGTACGATGTCTTTCCATCTGCAAGAGCTTCTCAAGCTATTGCTAAATGCAGGAAAGGGTCGGGTGCTGTTAGGAAAACTGAGGCAGGAACATCTTTAAAGAGATGGGAGAAAGAGAAGTGGACTGATACTAAAAGCGGTAAGGCTTGTGGGGCAGGAGGAAGTAATGAATATTGTCGACCAAAAGTAAAAGTATCGTCAAAAACACCGAAGACAATATCTGAGATAAGTCCTTCGAAATTGGCTTCTAAGAAAGCAGAAAAAACAAAAATAGGCATGGGTAAAAAAGTTTCAAAAATTTAATATCTTTACAAAATGAAATCAAAAGGATTAGGAGACACAATTGAGAAAATAACAGCTGCAACAGGAATAAAAAAGGCAGTTGAGTTTGCAACAAAAGCATCAGGCAAAGACTGTGGCTGTAAAGCAAGAAAAGAAAAGTTAAACGATCCAAACTTATTGGTAAACAAAATATTATATAACAAAAATTAGAAACAATGTCAGTATTTAAAACAACATTTTCAAGAGCATTAAATGTATTTGCATCAAATGATGCTAATATACCTTATCCAACTGTAATAACATCAGGAACTACTACAGATGCTGTAGTTGAAAAATTAGAAGATTCTGCAGCTACATTTATTACAGATAACGTAAAAGTGGGAGATATTGTTTATAATATTACAAATGGTACTGCAGCTACTGTTGTAAAAGTAGCAAATGAATTTCTCTTAGGTTTAAATGCAGATATATTTACCGCTATAGGTCAAGAATATGTTATATATCAAGCATCACCTCAAACAGGATTAGGTAATCAGGGATGTTATATTTATATTGGAGATTCTGATACTAATTATACTGTTGTAACGATAGGTGGAGATCAAATTATATTTATTGCGCCAATCAGAGGAACTGTTTTGCCTGTTCAGATTATAAAATTGATTTCAGGCGGTAGTGCTATAGCTTTTTGGTAAGATGGCAAAGATTAAACAGCAAGATAGTACTTATCAATCTAAAACAAAGAAGTCAGGAGTAGCATCTAAGACTAAAACGAGTACCCTTAAAACGAGTAAGAACTACGTGAAAGCGTACAGAGGACAAGGAAGATAATGAAATACATTAATTATATATTGTCATCAATAGTATTATTATTTGTGCCAATACAAGGTCTTTTAATAGCTGTGGCTGCAGCAATAGTTTTAGACACTTTTACAGGAATATTTAAAAGTGTAAAGCTAAAAGGTTGGAGCAGTATTAGAAGCAGACTTTTATCAAATATAATATCAAAGATGGCATTATATGAAATATGTATTTTATTATTATTCGTTATAGATAAATATGTTCTGAATGAATTTATAATTAGGTCATTTGGAATAACATATATGTTTACAAAAATTTGTACTATACTTTTAATTTTTGTAGAGTTGGTATCTATAAAAGAGAATATTGAAGAGACTTTTAAAATTGACATTTGGAAACTATTAAAAAAAGTTTTTATTAGAGCAAAAGAAATTAAATCAAATATAGACGACTTAAAAGAATGACAACACAGCAGATTATAAAAAAATACGGAACCCCTAATGAAACAGGGGTTGGTTATTTAGTAAAGATTCAACTTCCATACCCTATGCGTCTTGCTTGGGATACAGACACCACAGTAACTACAATGATGTGTCATAAATTAGTAGCTGATAAATTAAAAGCAGCATTTACCGATATATTAGCTGAGTATGGTTTTAAGAAAATTAGAGAGCTAGGCATTGATTTATTTGGTGGTTGTTTCAACTACCGAAAAATGAGAGGTGGTTCTGCTTGGTCAATGCACGCTTGGGGAATAGCAGTTGATTTGGATCCGGGAAGAAATAAATTAAAAGAGACATCAAAAACTGCACGATTTGCACGACCTGAATATAAGCCAATGATTGACATATTCTATAAAAATGGATTTGAGTCATTGGGTAGAGAAAAGAATTACGATTGGATGCATTTTCAAATAAAAGACTAATGAGAAAAATAATTATTCTGTCCCTAATTTTGTCAATATTGGGGACAAGTTGTGCTTCGAGAAAAGTAAATATAGACAAAGTAGATTCTGTAGTTAAATCAGACAGCACTTCAGTAACAAAACAAGAAGTGGTTACTACTCAAGATAATCACGTTAGTGTTGTTACAGATACTGATGAAATAGAGATAAGCCCGGTATCTGATACAATACCTATGGTTGTGAATGGAATAACGTACATAAATGCAAAGCTAAGACACAAAAAAACAAAAAAGGTGTTAGTAGATACTACAAAAATAAAAGTGTCTGAAAAGGCTTCAATTGAAACCACAGTAAAAAAGAGTGCAAAAATAGAGATGGTGAAAAAAGACATTGATAAGAAATCAAATAATTGGTGGTGGCTTTTGATATTGTTATTTATTGCATTAGGATATTACACTTATAAAAAATTAAACAAAACTTTATTTTAAAAATTATGTCAATTAAAAGACCCGATACTCCGTTAGCTCCTACTCCTGACCCTATAAAAAATGTTAGTGTAGAGGCAAATTTAAAGACTTCTAACAATAACGGTAATTATAACGAGAAGTCTTCTACAAAATCTGTTACT